TTACCAAAGGTTATTGCATTTACCAAAGGTTATTGCATTTACCAAAGGTTATTGCATTTACCAAAGGTCGCTCAAGTACTTACCCCAAGTCATCCCCCGACCTTCGGAATAATCTTTTCTACCCAACTCAAAAACACGATTTTGTTTCAAATGTTCAGTCCATGTCTTTGTAGGTCCAATATTCCATTCTTTCTTCCATTGTTCGGTAAACATGGTATCATCCATAATGACAATTGTATCTTTATGTGCTAAATGAAAACAGTTTTCCATGTCTGCCTTTGATATTTCATAGTCATGTCCTCCATCAATAAAAATAACGTCAAATTTTATTTCATTATTTTTAATATAATTTGGCACTGTTATTCTACTGTCACCGAGTATTAAATTATGTCTGTTTGGATAGGTTTCGTCTATATAGAATTTTGCGGTTTTGACATAATCATGCACTCCTAAATCGAAAGATGTTAATGTGAGGGTATCATTGTTTTTTACACCTTTGGACCTTTCAATCGCCGATTTATATTCAATAATTCCGCAAAGCGGAATTATTTGATATATAAAAGGGGATTTATCGGTCTCAAAGTAACAGTTGCCTAGGTGCATTCATGGACGCCGACCTTTGGGTCGGCGTTTAGAATGTCCAAAGGCGTAAAAAAACGTCAGCAGAATGTCCAGCATTAAATCCGATCTCCATGACATTCAGATTTGGTCGATCTGTCAATTTAATTAAATCTTCTACTTGTCCGGGTATTTGTTGACTATATCCTTCGATTATATGACAATTTCTACTATTTAAACCAACGAAGAATTAAAATGGAACATTTCAATTCTTCGGGGTCAGATATCAGTAACGATTTGAAACTAGCCCCCTAAAGGGGGGCAGTTTTAAATCTTCACTGGTATAAATATTCGGCGAGTGACATTATAAGAATATGCAGTATATACTTATATTTCATGTCGAAAATCGTAAAACTTATTTTAACGAATCCCGATGCGAATCTAATGATCATAAAAAACGGAGAAATCCAAGGAAACACGATTTCCATTCATCCGAATGTAAAAAACGATATTTTTTTGCCGTCTATGTACCAATCTTGGACAGTTCCACAAAAAACGCATATTCGGTTTCATCAAGTTCCGATGAATCAATTCGAAATTTTCAGGAGAAGAGATGCCGCAGGAATCCCGAATGAAAATGACATATTGTATATTTTCGATACGTGGGGTACCTCCTCTTATTATCATTTACTGATAGACCATATTATCCCGGTATGGATTACAAAACAAGTAGTAAATCAATATCTGCTAGAACAAAACGAAACGGTTGAGAGGTCGCATTATCTAAGAATCTCGACGAATGGTTATAAAACGGAACTCCCGCATGCGAATTCGATGTTTAAACATTTTTTAGGAGAACATTTTGTAGAACAAATGAGTGGCAAATTTAAGTACATTGTGTATGGATATTGCAACAATTATCGCCCTTACCACGGAGGGTTGGTTAAATACTATCCAAATTACCAAAAATTTATAGACCAGTTTTTGCACGAGTTCGTGAAACCGGTCACAAATACTTTGCAGGAAAAATGCATTCTTTTGCTCAAGCGTGAGAACCGAAATTTCATAGATATGTATTTTGTCTATTCACGACTAACATCGCTATACAATGTGAAATTGGTGGACTTTTCAGAATATACGATAACCGAACAGATTGAATTGTGTAAGAATGCCTACGCGATGATCGGACCCGAAGGTGCTGCCTTCTCGAACCAAATTTTTATGCCACCCAAATCGTTTATAATATCCTTTACCAATGTATCATCCAGAAACGATTTCCACTCATCTCTAGCACAATATATGAAACATCGTTTTCATACAGTTGTTATGAATAATTTGTGTTCTCAAACTGAAATGATAAATAAGGTGATTCATATTATTGATACTGAAAAATAAATATATGCCACTAAATATCATCATAGATTGTATAAGATATCAAAATGGCAGAGTTATTGCATTATTTAGATAAAATGGAATATCGACCTGCACCGAAAGAAAAACGCAAGATATTGTTGAAGCGTCGACCAGAATCACAAGAAACGACGACGAACAAAGAAGACGAAGACCATGCCCGGTTGCTTCTCGATATTTCAGACGAACGACCTGTGAGTGGATTCAAACGCATATTTATCAAAGAATTCGAACGTATCATTGGAACGGTTCAAGAAAAGAAGAGTCGCAAAGAAGGCGAACCCGTACGAAACATCGCAGACATTTATGTCGAAAATTTCCAGGAACCGATAGAGGAATTGGAAGTGCCAGGTGCTACTCAGGCAGAACCAGAGGAAGAAGAACCAGAGGAAAAGGATCCGAAGACACCGGAAGACAAATCGCGGGAATTGGACGAGAGGATGAAGGAATTGGAATTGGAGGAAGAGGACGAACCAATCGAGAAAGAAACGGGCAAACCTGGAAGGAAAGGGAAGGAACCAACGGATAAACAACCCGGTCCCAAGAAAACAAAAGGAGTTACCGGAAAACAAGCACTCGGTCTTCCTAAAGTCGCCGTCAACAACAAAACCGAAATCGACGGTGAACCCGTATTGGAACGCGTCCCGGAACGTCCTTCCCTCGATAAACTCGTTGTCCGCGCGCCCTCTTACTACATGGCAAACCGCAAACTATATTTGCAGAACATAACCAAACTATTCTCCAAGTTTAGCAAAGAACTACTCGATGATAAATCTCCTGTATCTTGTGACCGTCAAGGTTCTGCCGTCGATTTCGAATTGTTGATACATCAGCGCATTGTCCGCGAATATCTCAATGTCTATACGCCTTACCGCGGTCTGTTGTTGTATCACGGGTTGGGTTCCGGCAAAACATGCACCTCGATTGCGATTGCTGAGGCAGCAAAAACACATAAGAGGATTTTCGTCATGACCCCTGCCTCGCTGAAAATGAACTTTTTCAGCGAACTGAAGAAATGCGGCGACTCGCTTTACAAGAAGAATCAATTCTGGGAATTCATTTCGACGGAAGGGCGACCGGAATACGTCTCCATCCTCTCGCAGGTTTTGGGTGTTCGACCAGAATCCGTCATGAAAAACGGCGGCGCGTGGTTGTCCGATATTCGCCAGACCGAATCAAACTACTCGGATTTGTCTCCAGAGCACCAGAGGTCGTTGGATGAACAGTTGAACGAGATGATTCGCTCTAAATACGTCGATATCAACTACAACGGTCTCACTAAAAAACGGTTCGACAACTTGGTCAAGGAATATGGCAGCAAAAATACGACGAAGAATCCGTTTGACCATAGTGTCGTGCTGGTCGACGAAGCGCACAATTTAGTGAGTCGCATCGTCAACAATCTCGGCAAGAAAGACAGCATCGCGGCAAAACTGTATGAATATTTGCAGTCTGCCACGGATGTGCGCATTGTATTCATGTCAGGGACGCCGATTATCAATTATCCGAATGAAATGGGTGTTATGTTCAATATGTTGAGAGGATACATCAAGACATGGAAATTCACCATTCCTACCACGACTGGTGTGAAATTGACGTCGGAGAAAATACTGAAAATGTTCCATGAAGGAGGGTTGAAAACGTTCGATTACATTGACTATTCGAACGATACTCTGAGTGTGACGCGGAACCCGTTCGGGTTTGTGAATGTGGATAAATCGAATGCTAAGAAAACGGTCGCGGCGGATAAAATTGCGGTGCCGAAAACGCGGGTAACAGGTGGCAAAAAAACGATGAAAAAATATGAACACGATTCGGACTCTGAATCAGATTCGGATAAGGAATCCGACAAGGAACAAGAAAAGGAACAAGAAAAGGAACAAGAAAAGGGACATGACAAGAAAGCGGTTACAAGGAGGAAACTTCCTAAATTGAAGGCGTCCTCTCGAAGAACCAAGAAACATAGAGGTCGAGAGGAACCTGAAACAAAAGTAGAAGAAATTGAAGAGGATGATGGAGAGGTCGAACTTCGATCGCCGTTCAAATTGAATAAGGGCGCGATTGAATTGCGAAGGGAGAAGGAGTCGGGATTATCGGAAGAGGTGGAGGCGCAGATTGAGAGGGAGATACATCAAGAAATCAATGGGGTAGGAGAGGACAGATATCATTCGGGCGGGTCAGCGGTGGGAGATGTGTATTGGGGTGGATCCAGCAAAGCACAGGTGACTCTAGGAGGCATAACGACAGTGACCGCTGTAGGCGGCACAACGACAGTGACCGCTGTAGGCGGCACAACGACAGTGACCGCTGTAGGCGGTGCCCCCATCGTCGACGCCCAGTATTCCGGCGTTCGTCTCGACGAACAGGGCAATTTGAGCGACATCGATTTCGAACGCAAAATCAAAGAAATATTGACAGAGCACGGCATTAAATTCCTCCCTAAAGTCGAACTGGTCACCTATAAATCGCTCCCCGATACCAAGAATGAATTTGCAGAAATATTCATTCATATGGGCACACTCGATCTGCTGCGTCCGGATGTTCTCAAGAAACGTATCTTAGGATTGACCTCTTATTTCCGCAGCGCACAAGAATCGCTTCTCCCTAGTTTTGTCCTCTCTGAAAATGCAAATGGATTAAATCCGCAATATCATATTGAGTATGTGGAAATGAGCGACCAGCAGTTCATCGACTATGCGAAAGAACGCGCATTGGAAATCGAGCGCGAACCGAAAAAGAAGAAGACGGACGAAGAAGCGAACAAAGAAGCACTCAAAGTGTCCGGTTCGTATCGCACCTTTACTCGCGCTAAATGCAACTTCTCGTTCCCGCCAGAAATACCGAGACCTATGCCTCCGGGATTTAATCCCGATAAAGATGTTGCCGCGAACGCACTCGACAATATAAACGACGACAATGAATTGGATAATGATGATGTCGAGGACGATCAACCTCTCAAACAAGTTTCCGGTGAATACGAAAGGGCAATCAACAAAGCACTGGCAGATTTGAAGGCAGCAGAAGACCGATATTTGTCTCCCAAAGGACTCGAACAATGCAGTCCGAAATTCGCAAAAATACTGGAAAATCTGAAAGACAAAGAAAACAAGGGACTCCATCTGGTCTATAGTGCCTTCCGTACGTTAGAAGGGGTCGGCGTCTTGAAACTCGTATTAGAAGCAAATGGGTTTGCCGAATTCAAACTGAAAAAGACGGGAGATACTTGGTCGATTGTGGAATCGGATCCCAAGAAACCGAAATTTGTGCTGTATACCGGCACGGAGACCGCGGAGGAGAAGGAGATTATCCGCAATGTCTACAACTCAAACTGGGATTTCGTGCCAGCAACCATCAGCGAGAGGTTGCGCGAAATCAATGCAAACAATTACTACGGAGAGGTCATCAAAATCATTATGATTACATCTTCGGGGGCGGAGGGTATCAATTTAGAGAATACCAGGTTCGTTCATATTGTGGAACCGTATTGGCATATGGTGCGTGTGGACCAGGTGGTCGGCAGGGCACGCCGTATTTGTAGTCATAAGAATTTGCCGGAATCTCTCCGCACGATCAAGGTGTTTTTGTATATGTGCAAGTTTAGCGATAAACAGAGGTTCAGTGGCGAAAACGTGGGAATTATGAACCGCGATACGTCGCGTTTGAAGAAGACCTCCAGAGGTGCGAAAACGGGCGAAACGTCGATTACGACGGACGAAACACTATTTGAGATTGCGGTGATTAAAGACCGATTGACAAAACAACTCCTCAAATCGGTGAAGGAGAGTTCGGTGGACTGCAGTATTTACGACAATTCGAAGGAGGGGGTGGTCTGTTATACTTATGGGCATGCGACGTCGAACGAGTTTGGTGCGTTCCCGAGTTACGGAGAGGACCGGTATGTGCGAGAGGGCACGGATGTGGCAAAACGGACGGTGAAAATCGATACATTGGAAATTGCGGGTAAAAAGTACGCACACAATACGGAAACGGGCGAATTGTATGATTTCGAGTCGTATAAAACGAGCAAGAAAGTGGTTCTTTTAGGTCGGGTTGCTTATGTGCGCGACAAACCCGTTTTGGTTTCAATATGATTCCTCAACGTCGAGTCGTAGGGGCAAATATGGTAAATATATAAATATAAAGTATAATGAAAATATCAAATACGATTATTACACTTTTGGTTATATTATTTCTTGCATTATTGATCGGGACATTGCTTGGATTTAGGTCGCCGAAAGAAGGAATTACCTACAATAAACTGACGGTGTTAGAAGATATTTTGAAGAATACGAACCCAATGAACATTGAGGCGAATATGGTCGCGATTCAATCGATGAATATTGAAGATCCTGATTTTGCAAATATAATAGAGAATGAATCATTAACGAACGCTCAGAAAATAACGCAATTGAATCTAATGACCCTACTTCTTTCAAATTACGATCTTAACGGGAAAACGTATTCAGACGCTTGGACAGAAGATATTACACTTAAAAGTGTATAAGGGTGTACTGGACATTTATGACGATTTGGGCGTTCCGTTGTCCATAAGATAACTGCCCCCTCCCCCGATCAGTTATCGGAGGGCAACACAAAATACGACTAACATAAAATACAATATAAATTATTGTATTTTAGTATAAACATAAAGTATAATGAAATTTGAAATTATTGTTTTTTTGACAAGTATATTATTAATCATTTTATTACTTTCGACATTTATTAGCGCGAACACTCAGGAAGGATTGATTGATCAAACCCAACTTGCTATTATTGACGGGATTTTGTCTCCGGTTTCGCAAGATACTACAGATGAAAATGATACGACACGTACAAATTCCGAGACGAATATGATAAACACTATTCGTGCTATGAATATTAACGATGCAGGGATTGCGGCAATATTAGGATCCGCAAATAGTGATAGTGATAAAGTTATTAATCTAAAAAATTTAATACAATCGATAAAGGCTGTGAATCCTGCTGGGAATACCGCTGGTTCAGCGTTGACAGGGACGGGTCAAACTACAACAACTACCACGACCGGGTCGGAGCAAACATCATCATCTTCGTCAAATACCACGACCGGGTCGGAGCAAACATCATCATCATCATCTTCGTCAAATACACCGACACCATCTTCGTCAGCGACACCATCATCTACCAATATTACTGCAGCGCAAACCACATCGTTAGCGACCACTGCGGCAAAAATTGACCAATCAGAAACACCTGCAGCAACTACGACGGCAGCACCTATAAATACTACTACGGCAGCACCTGCAATTACTACTACAGCAGCACCTGCAATTACTACTACAGCAGCACCTGTAAATACTACGACAGCAGCACCTGTAAATACTACTACAGCATCACCTGTAAATACTACGACAGCAGTACCTGTAAATACTACTACGGCAGCACCTGTAAATACTACTACGGCAGCACCTATAAATACTACTACAGCAGCACCTGTAAATACTACTACGGCAGCACCT